TGATAGAAATCAACTAGTAGGTCAAATTTTCATACAACCAACTAGAACAGCTGAATTTGTTATACTAGATTTCAATGTACAACCAACTGGAGCAACATTTCCTTCCTAATTTATAACAACACATATTTATAATAAATTCATAGAATATGCCACTACTTGATCCAAATCAAATAATGTTTACTCAATTTGAACCTAAACAAAAGAATAGGTTCATTGTCCAGATAAACGGTATTCCAGCATACTTAGTCAAAGGTATGGGAGCTGTTGAAGTACAGCAAGGAGTTGTTACACTAAACCACATGAATATTTACAGGAAGGTAAAGGGTAAGACTATTTGGCAACCCATTCAGTTTACTCTATTTGATCCTATAACCCCTTCCGGCGCACAAGCCGTAATGGAATGGGTAAGATTATCTCACGAATCTATTACAGGTAGAGATGGATATTCAGATTTTTATAAAAAAGATATAACTTTCAAAGCTATTGGACCAGTAGGTGACATAGTAAGCCAATGGGTGGTTAAGGGGGCATTTATCACAAATGCAAGCTTTGGAGATTACAATTTCGATACTGAAAACGCTGCTCAGGAAATTACAATGACTGTCGATTATGATTACTGTATCCTAGATTTCTAATTTAACTTTTTAAAATACATACACCATGTTTCAAAACAAAATAATTACCAAAAGCCTATTGATGGAAAGAGCCGGGTTAAAAACACCCCTGGTTAGAGAAATGTATCACGATGACCCTATGACAGATCCGGAAGAAGTATCTGAAGATGAAGTTACAGAAGGAGAGCATGAAGGAGGAGAAGGTGTAGTAACTGATGCACCTGCTAAAGATACAAAAGTTATGGAGTTCTTACAGGGTATTGACAGTATCCAGGAACTAGAAGAACTTTACGATGGCTTATCTGAAAGAATGAAAGAGATTTCAGAAAGATCTAAACAAGATGCTAAAGCTATGGGTCGTCTAGCAAAGAGAATGAAAAGATAAAAACCGCTAATCCGGTAAAAGAAACCTGGTTCATTTTAAAGTGGATCAGGTTTTTTTATTTTCATATATTTATAACAAAAAGTATGACAGAATTTAAGTTACCAACAGAGACCGTTGCCCTACCATCAATGGGATTATTATACCCTCAGGGACATGCACTGAGTTCGGGGAAGGTGGAAATAAAGTACATGACAGCTAAAGAGGAGGATATTTTATCAAATCAAAATTATTTGAGAGATGGTACTTCGATTGACAGGTTGTTAAGATCGTTAGTAGTTACGGAGTTTAATTTTGATGATTTATTGATTGGCGATAAAAATGCCATAATGATAGCATCTAGAATACTTGCATATGGTAAGGATTATGAGTTTGATTACGAAGGTGAACACCAGGTAGTCGACTTAAATACATTTAACTCTAAAGAACTTGATAAATCCTTATATACACCAGGTCAAAATTCTTTTAGTTTTGAATTACCAAATAGTAAGAATAAGGTAGTATTCAAACTACTGACTCATGGGGATGAAAAAGCGTTATCAGCAGAGAGTGAGAGCTTAAAAAAGATCAATAAGAATATCTCTAATGAAGCTACTTCACGATTAGCTAGGATGATTATCTCAGTGAACGGTAACACCGGTCAAGAAGATATTCGTAATTTTGTAAACAACTATTTACTTGCTAGTGATGCTAGAGCATTAAGGAAATACTATCAACAGGTATCTCCGGATGTTGATCTAACAACTACGTTAACAACTAAAGATGGTAGTGAGGTTCGAACAGACCTACCTATCGGGATCTCCTTTTTTTGGCCTGACCTCTGATTATAGAGCTGCCTTATTCCGTCAGATACATGAAATTGTATTTCACGGTAACGGTGGATACGATTGGCATACGGTGTACAACATGCCAATTTGGTTAAGAAGATTTACTTTTCAAGAAATCTACAGATTTAACAATCCACCGGAAGCTCAGTCAGAGGGCGATATCCTCGAAAAAACAAAACAAAATATTAGAAGCGGCCAACCTACCGCGATAAAAGTACCTGATTATGTAGTGAAGGCTTCTAAAAAATAGAAGCCTTTCTATTTATAAAGAAAGATAGAATGGCAGATTTCGATCCAGGGCAGCTTAGGGAAATAACCGACTTATCACAGCAAGCTGAGGTCCGTTTTCGCGAGATGCAGCGTGCAATAAATGACGCGGCAAGGGGGCAGGCGGATCTTGCGGATCAGGCTAGAATAGCTGCAACTAGGCAATCAGAGCTTGCAGAAATTGCTAAGAAGATTTCTCAATTTACCGAAAAAGATTTTCAAAGCAAGCAAAAGCAAACTGCGTTTTTTAAGGAAATCGATAAATTACAGACCAGGCGACTAGGGTTAGAGAGACAATTAGTAGCAGTGCAGGGCCTTATGGCAAATGCTACAGGAGATCAACTTGGAGCAATCAGCGGCATTGCAGGACATCTCACCGATAGTTTAGAAGCTACAGAAGACCTATATAAGAACGCTGTATTAATTGAGAGAAAATTTAGAGAGATTGATAGATCATCAAGCTGGATAGAGAGCATATCTAACCTCACACGAAATATACCGTTAATAGGTCCGGCTATAGAAGATATAGCCACGTCTTGGAGAAAAGCTTCAGGGTATTTAAACGAAAATAAAAGTAACCTTGAAAAAACCGGTATAGTACTTAAGTCACTAAGCACCATAATAGTAGCTGGTGTAATTAGAAACGTATTTAAGCTTAACCAGGATATTGTAGAATTTGCAAGGAATACAGAAACAACCACAAAAGTAGCAGAAAAGACTACAGCAAGCTACAGAGATTTAGCTAGACAGGTAAAAGGGTTAACTGAAACTGATCTTAAAGGCTATGCAGCAGCATTTTCTAAAGAGTTAGGGGTAGCAGGTGCATTGTCTGCTGACTTAGCAAAAACAGGTACTATACTAACAAAGCGATTTGGACTCACTAACGATCAGGCTGCTAAGTTACAGAAACTTACTTTTGCTACTGGTCAAGATT